GCCATTTATAGGTGGTAAACACCACCCTCCAACTCACTTTAGGTGAGCAGTCCTATTCTACTATGGATAAGTAGATGCTAGCGATATGTAACGCACTCTCGTGCGCCATTTACCACCTGCGCTTACAGCACTCCTACCGGACGGATCCGGCGAGGAGTACTGCGGGCTACGCAGCTTATATGCATACGTGAGATCCTCGTGTACGTCAGCATCATGCTGAGGTACGTAATCGAGTACATCACACCGGTAGCCGTGATTAGGGCAGAACTTAAGCTCTGCCTTAGGCACGAGGAATCCGCCATCTTCATCAACGCAACCGTACGGTATGCGAGGGAAGGGGCGGAACGGGTAAGCTTCGCGTATCTTCTTAACTGAAGACGGTATTTTAACACCGTTACGCAAGAACCACCGGACTAGTCGGTTGTATGCACGTATAATCTCAGAAGGTTTCCTAACGGTTTCCTTCTGGTAGACGGGTGTTACGTCAGTACCCATGTAGTAATGGCTACCACAGCTCTCGTAGAATCGTCCTGAGGAGAACGATTTTTCTGAGTTTACTGTGAAGCCACACCACTCGAGTATGCGGACCACTTCAGAGTAAGTACCGCGCGGCACGACTATGTCATCGCCGTAGACACACACTCGCCCACTACTACCAAGATGCCTAACAGTGCAGGAGCTGAGCGCCCAGAATATGAGCGATTCCAGCTCGAAGATGTAGGCATTTCCCATGGACGCGAATTTTTCAATGCGCGTCCATTTCCCGTCGACACAACACTCCTTAGAGCGTAGGTCATCGAGGAAATTTGCCCATGGGAGAGGTAGTAAGAGGTAAATGATAGCAGTCGCTATGGTGTCGGAAGCCGCCCTCAGATCGAGAGTGGCTGAACCATCTGCCCAGCACATCCGTGCTGCGTTCTGGTTCACGTTTTGATCGTTCAGATCGACACCAAACCGCTTTAGCCGACGCCTAATGTAGCGCCCAACTCCTTGTTGAAGGAAGGCGTTACCGGTAGGCTCTTTGCATATAATGCGATCGGTTTTAGCGGACTTCGGCACAAATTCCATGTCATTCCCCCGAACAATCCGAAATAAATCGGCATCGGGGAGAAAGTGGAAGGGACCTTCAGGGACTGTGCCAAGGAACTTGGCGCTCCAATGAGGGTCCGCCTCGACCACGGCCTTTAGATAGGGCCGTGCCGAGGATGTGACGGAGAAAGGACTGAGCATTTTTCTTCCGGGACAACTTTCCCTTCGCGGGATGTCAAAGGTTGAACCGGAACTCCACCTGCACCCGGCCAGTAATGCTGGAATATCGAGTGGGCCTAAGACGCGAGCTATTTTACGACGCACTTCGAACAGAAGTGCTTCATCGTCGGGGGCGTAAGCCACCGATAGCGCGCTTGACCTGAACCTCGTATTTGTATCAGCACACTGGGCCTCACTTTGTTTCCACTTAGTGAGTGCCACCTCACGCTTATCAACCGTATAACCACTAAGGCCCGTGTACTTTGAGAAGTACTCGGTAACCATATAGTCAACGGCGAAAGTTAGAGGATCATCGGAGTGCATAGCCGGATGAGGCAAGTCAAGGAGACTGCCCTGGTCGTGCTTCAAGCACAACCATACGGCTAGGGACCTCGGAGAGTTCACGGCCTCAAGCACGCCTTTCATGGCAAGCTCGAGGTGTGAATCCCGTATGTAAGCACCGTGCTTTTCACTAGCACGCTTCGCTTCATTGCGGAGCTTAGACATATGGGATCTCCTTAGTAGGGCGTGATCAGGTTTTCGACGATGGCCGTTACTTGGGCTTCCCCAAGCAGAGTAGCCACCATCTTGCGCAGATCCTTGCGGTTCTGCAACGAGCTCCGTTCCGCTAAGACGAACTCAACGAAACAACGATTGGCGTAAGCGATAGTCGGAGCCGGAGCAATACCGGACACCGTACTGTTCGTCACGTTCTCGAGGATTGGCTCGTGCAGGGCGATAGTCGCCCGCAAGACGCGGTCCTTAGAACTAGAGCCTGCCTTCGCATTGGTAGGGCGTTTAAGCGCAACGCTTACACGCCAATAACCAATTGGAGAAGCTTGGCTCTGGTCCTCGAACCAAAATACGCCGTTTTTGTCTGGTCCCAGAGGTATAAAGGTATGATTCACAGGGGTCGCCTGTGCGTCTGCGAGAACTATGTTCACAGCAGCCATTGGAGTCACCAATAAGTTATAGGGCTTATGCCCGGTTAACGAAGACCTGTGAAGCCATGCTTCAGCAGGGAAGCAGCGTCCAACACCTGTTGGGCGCCGAGATCTACCCGAAGGACGGGTACTTGCGGGAAGGGATAGCTAGCCAGAACCGTACGGTTCATATCTACCTGCTTCCGAAAACCAGAGGCGTCGACGATCGACTTGGTATTTATACCAGGCATATCGCGCGAGTCCTTGGCCGTGGATGTAGATAGTAATACGACTAGCTGAGTGACATAACCGTACTCGAAGTATCGGTTGAAACCGATAGCTGTTTCGAGCCCCCGGAGGAAGCCACCCACATTGAAGAACCAATCGAAAACAAAACTGTAAGGGGTTAATTCCCACAGTATGTTGACCGGGTTCAACGATGTCCAAGTAAGATCATTAAGATCGTCGTTGGTGATGTTCAGAAAAACTGAAAATTTCGTCAACGCAAACCCTTTGTGATCTGTCTTAACGGTGTGGCCGAAGCCGAACACGGTAAGCTCTTTACTTGAAGATCCCTCGAGTGGTATTCTAGCAGTCGCCTCATAATAAAGCTTCCGCTTGAACATCCGACGGCGCGCCTCCTCTAAGGCAGAATACAAATCCTGCATTGCGGGACGCACGCCATATCGGTAGCTAAGCCACCACTCGGTTAGATCATCGACCGTAACGGGCCTCTTTCGCTTGCCTTTCTTGAAAGTCAAGGACCGGTATTCGCGATGGCCATGAAAGGCCCTCTTGCGAAATCCCGACCTGAAGGTTCCAAGAAGATCGGTGAGAATGCGGTTAGCAAGCCCACGAGTTTGCAAGCCAAGTTGCCGCAGCTCTGCAGCTTCTGCAAGAGCTATAGCGACATCAAGCTCACCGCGGGACTTCTCGTTAAGCCTTTGGAGAGCAAGGTCGTACGATCGAGCTAACTCGGAGGACCAATCGAGGGTCGGCATGGCGGATGCCATGCCGTCCACACCGGATAACACGAGCCACCGATCAGGCCGATCCAGGGGGTATGAACGCCTCCAACCATCGAAACCTGACCAGGCATTGAGCGTGTAGTGTAACGGATTAGGGTGAAGGAAATCACCCGTCGCTTGCGTATGGACCTTAAAGTCCCTCGCAATCGCCGTTACGTTGGACTGCGAATGGGTTCCATTCCATGAATCAACGGAAAAGATCCCAGGGGTTAGCTGCAAGGAAGATTCCATGCTAGCGCCTCCCTGTCGTAAAGACAATTAGCAGTGCCACTACAAGAAGCTCAAGGAAAATACGCTCGTGTGTTTCCATAAAAGTCCCCACAGATGTCTCGCGACATCATATTTAGATGCCCCCTAGGAATTCTCTTCCTCAGCTGGAGGCGCAAAAGGTGCAACCCACCGGCCTAAATGGTCGGAGCAGCTGCGCTCTATGTAGCCCTCATCTGTAATCCACCCACGGTCACGCATGAACTGCTCGAACCAAGGGTAGTAAACGCTGAGTGCGTAAAGAACGCGATCTACGCGATTACTATTCGAAACGAGGTCGAAGTCCTGAGTGATGTCATACAAGTCGCGGCTGAAGGTGTAAAACTCTCCAGACCCAACTATATGACCATCTTCACAGACGGCTACCTGTATCGAGGATATAAATGTACGTACGTACTTCATTCGGTTCTTTAAACTGAATTCAGAATCACGTACAAATTTTCTCGGTTGTTGTGCAGTCATAAGTCACCTATGATGTGGATTGAGGAGAACGTACC